ATTATTATAACGATGGGGGTTATTAATAATATAAAATTGTAAAAATATATATGTTACAATAATAAAACTTATCGTAAGTAATAAAAAAAGTAAGTAAATCAATAATTTATATAATAATTTATATAAAAATAATAAAAAATAATAATTTATTTATAAAATAAAGATCTTTAAGGCGTTGTTATAATAAATTTTGTGTATTTTATATAATCAATCAATAACCTGGTATTATAAGTTATATATTAGTCTATCCATTTAGTTATAATAACCCATAAATCCTTAATAAAATCCCATAGAGCAATCAATAAAGACTTAATTACTTTATATAAAGATAACATAAGATCTATTAATTTATTCTTTATCTTGTTTAGTATATTCATATTAGTTTCATCCTATTTGTTTAATAATTCAGTTGAATTTGTTATTATTTGGCTAGTTATTGCCGGACATAAAAAAAGGCCTATTAAGGCCCTTTTCTTTTAATTATGTGATTGTTAATTAATTTTGTTCTAATTCGTTTTTTGTAATATGGTTATTTGTATAAAGATGTATTTTTACTTTGTGGCCAATTTGTTTTCTTAATTCGTCTTTAAATTCTTGGCTAAAATTACCAGGTATCAACTTTATATTTTCGTCTAAAGTATCTCCCCATATTGAAACATCTATATTAAAGTTAAAATCAAAATTGTTCATTTTATTACTCGCTTTCATTTAATTATAAAATGACCTTAAATCAGCTTATTATATAGTCAATACTTTTTTTGTTATTTTTTTCTCTTTTCTTCTTGATTTGTCAATTTATTTGTATATTGTCAATTTTATGAAAGCGAGGTTTATATGAAATCATATAAAACAACTATGTATAATGAAAATGGTGAAACTCTTTTAATTCATCATTCAACAGCGATTGTAAGACACAATCACATCAATAAAACTGTTCAATTAAATAATGGTGGTTATTTTTCAAAAACTACTAAAGATAGAATGAACGCTTATTTCTATGAAAATGGTTTAGATCAATATGGAGTATTTCAAAAAAATTTTGATTGGTTTGTAATTACTCCAAACAATAACCATAAAAACCCATTACCATATAATAATAATATGATTTTAGAGGTTGCATAATGAATAGTGAAACCTTTTTATTAATATTCATTGTTAATGTGTTTATCTTTTTAACTGTTCAATGGGTAAATATATGAAATACGAGCAAGAATATAACGAATGGCTAGATCAATTATATGATACTGGCCAATGGTCATTTTCTAAACTTTTAATGGATAGTGATCCTATTGCCTATAATTGTGGTTATGATGATTTTTTAAATCATTGTAATTTAGAAGATGATTAGTTTTAAATCTATTAAGAGAGTAGACCTTTTTAAAAATAATAAGGTCTATTCTTATTTTATCTTTATTCTTTTAGATGGTTCTAAAAGGATCTTAACCCCTCAACAATTTGAGGAAATGAAAGCGAGTAAATAATGGAAACAAAATTTTCATGGTGGTATTTAAAAATTGAAGATTATCCAAATTTTAAACCAAATGAATCTGATTTAGAACACATAGCCGAAATGATAAAACAAGGCTGTGATAATGGCGAATTAATACAAGAAAATGAAAGCGAGTAAATAATGTTTAATAGATATTGTAACACAAAAAAAGATTTTCATCTTTTAAATGAACACGCCAATTTAATAAATCCAATTATTAGAAAAGCTAAATTTAAAAATAAAGAAGAACAAGAATTAATTTTAAATTATGTTCGTAAAATATTTTTTAATCAATGGAAACAGAAAGCGAGTAAATAATGAAAGTAACAAATAATCAATTAAAAATGTTAAATAAAGAACAAGCAAGATTTGAATTTGATAATTTATTAAATGATGATCCAGACTTTCAAGCACAATGGGGTTATTGTGAGGGATCACAAACTAAAATAAATGAATATGATTTAAGAGTATTGACTAAGGAACAAGCAATTAAAGAACAAGAAAATGCTTTTTATAAATGGTGTTCTGTATATGATGATACAAAGCACATAAAGAAAGTGAGTAAATAATGTTACAATATAAAAATATTAAAATTGTGCAAGAAGTTGTTAATGAATATCATTACGATGATAAAAAGAAAAAAACTATACATTACAAAAAACCTATAGTTACTGAAAATATTTTATATCAAGATAAATATTGTTTTGATTTAGGCGAATTATATGAAATTTTAAAATTTTGTACTGAAAAATCTATTGGTACTAAAATTAAAGTTTCATTTGAAACTGACATTGAATATTAATTATGAGCAATTTTTATGATGAAGGTAAAAAAATTAAAGGTCGTTGGGAATACCTTGATATTAGTTTTATAGAACCTTCTGAAAATTGTGATCGTTGTGATAATGAAACTGATTTAGGGCCTTATACTTGTTCTATCTGTTTAATTGATACTTTAAGTGGAATACCTAATGTTAAATATACTGATGATTGCGAGTGGATTATTAAAAGAGGTAAGAAAAGACAATTTAATAAAACATATAAAAAAATTTGGTATTAATAATTAGTAGGTCTTTTTAGGCCTACTTTTGCCATTCTACTTTAAATTCATTCCCTTTAGAGTCTTGTATTGACATCATTTGTTTTTCACTACCAAAGATCTTTGGTGCTAATTTTGAGGCCTTGAAGTGAACATTTTTTTGAATTATTTCTAATAATTTCACCTTAGTCATATTTAACTTTGGATCGCTTCTAGCTTCTTCTAGTAATACATCAAGAGAGTCTAAGTTTAATAAAACACTATCATTTTTACTTTGTAAATATTTTTCATAGTTACCGGATTGATTAATTAATTTTCTTAATGTTGGCCAAGTAACATTTAATTCTTTAACACATTCTCTTATTGTTTTTCCATCGGCTAAGAGTTCAAATAATTCATTTAATATTGTAGATGAATATTTTACCGGCCTACCAGGTTTTTTCTTTTCAATGGATTGTTTCATTCTCTAAATCTACATTATTAAAAAAACCGGATAATTTAAAACTATCAATAAAATTTTTTGCGTCTTGTTCTTCCCATTCCATGCCCTTAAAATTCATTAATACTGTTGGTTGGTTTTCATTATCGTATAACAAAAAATATTGGACTAAAATATCCTCAAAGGATGATACTAATTGCTCTGAAGATAGTTCTGTATGTTTGGTCTTGAGATAATGTTTTATGGGTTTTTTTAATTTTTTCATATCTGTAAATTATTTCTTCCGGGTTCAAGTCTATTAATTCACAAATATAATTAAAGTCTTTACCACCTATCCAAAATTTAGCTCTATCAATTAATACCCATGTTTCTATTGATGTATTAGGATAAGTATAACCGAGAGAATCTGTTAAATTGCGAGTTAAAACATGAACCCAGAGTTTTTGCTCTGGAGTCATTTTAACCTTTCTTTAGACCTACTTATAGATCTTATAGATGTCTTAACAATAACGAGTAAGTTTCACAATCAGAAAAAAATAAGAAAAAATCCCTAGCTGAAAGCGAGTAACCAGGATGGTTGAACATCAATAGACTCTACTAGGGATATATCCTTATAACATAAAATTATTTTATATCAAAATGTTCTATCAACATATCTAAACCCTCTCTAAATTTATCCATTTTAGGACCTCTTCCACATGGTTTATTGTCAATTATTACATCCCAAATGATAGATTGATATGTTTTTGTACTTTTCATAGCGTCTGAGAAGTGCATTTCAGCGTCAAATTTTTGTATATTAAACAATTCTTGGCCAAGAGGGATGCCTGTTAGCTTATCCCAATTCATAGTTTGGCTTTTAGTTTTTCCAGAATAGGTTGCAAGATGTTCTAATTTTTCTCCGGCAAGGTATCTTAACAAATTTCTTTTAGTATCTCTATTATCTAATTGTCCTCTATAGTAATAATTTTGTAAAACTGAGTTAATTTTGCAATAAAGATGTTTAAGGCCCATAACCATTTGGACCATATCTGGCATACGATATAATTTGTCCTCTATTTGTACTAATTTTTGACTTCCAAGATCTTTAACATCAGTAGAAACATAATTTTTTTTCTTTTTTTTATTTTTTTTTACCAATTTTTATACTCTTGTTCAGTAATTAGCTCTTCTTGGTACATTTTTCGGACCATATCATCTGAAATTGCAGTAGTTCTGATGCCCTTTTTGACAAAAAACACATAATTTTTATAATTTTTATGCTGTGAAATTGATACTGGTTCACTTGTTTCAATAGTATCTTCAAAACCTTTACCATTTAGCCAGGTTGATGGATGTTGACTAAATTTTATGTCATCTTTACTTGCACAATGTTGATTGTATAAATCTGCTAGTTCACTAGGTCTTTCTATCCATTCCCTATCTAATTTTTTAAATGCTTTTTCTGATTTTCCTTTAGATACTTTTCTTTTTACCTTACTCCAGAACTCATCAAACATATCCAATATATATTTATTATCTTTATTATTTCTTTTATTATGTTTGTTATCGGTTGGCGTATCGTTTGGCGTATCTTGATACTTGTCATAATGGCAGATTGTAAGGATATTTGGCGTATCTATTGGCGTATCGGATAGCGTATCGGTTGTAATAGTATCAAATTGCTTTAATTTATCTAAAAATCGTTGAACTTTAGACTTATCCCATCCCCAAGCCTCAGCCATATATGATAAAGAACAACATAATTGACCTCTTTTTAAATAAATTTCTTTATCTTTTATTCTATACTTACGATCAACAAAACTTGCTTCTAATAACAACCAAAGGAAAGCTCCTTTTTCACAAAATACTTGTCCTCTTTTATATAAAGCTGGATGATATAAGATACTACGATCAATTTTGATGTAGCCTTGCATTATTTAAACCTTAAAACTGTTAAAGATCTTTTTTTACCAATAATGTAATCTAAAAAACCATGATCTTTTAATTTATTTATTACTCTGTGAATATTGGATGTTGACCTTTGGTCCAAATGATCCCTGATTTCCATCCAAGTTGGACTCTTTTGTTTTTCTGCTTTGTAGTCGTTGATGAAAGTCAATAATTTCTGCTCTGTCGTAGTTAAATTGTATTCTGTATTGTTTGGCCTTAAACAAGTTGGGCATACTTTTAATTTCTGATCTGTCAAAATTACCATATTCTATTAAAACACTTTCCCAAATGTCTTTATCCATGCCAAGCCATGTATGATTGTTTTCAACACAAATTTTCTTATAATGTTCATAGTATTCAAGAAGAAGAACTACAATTTTTTCATTATTTTGCAACATTTTTATTTCATTATAATAATTAATTATATTTATCAATAATATATATTTGTAATTTTTTCTTGATTTTGTAAAATATTTCTATAATAATCCGTTTTATGGCAGATTATACTTATTTTTGTTGCAGATCTTGTTTCTTCCTTAATTACTCAAAGATAAGTTTTTATGACGTTGGGGATCATAAAGGTCTGCCATGCTAGATTTAGCACCATTTAAAAAGTTTGATCTTCTTCCATTGTCTTTTTCAAGATTAAGTAAGTTTATAAACGATCTTCCAGGATTTTATATTTCTTACATTCATGGCTACAAAGGAGCTTCTTGTTCAATGGAAAGAGGAACATGGGCCGAGTTTGGTGTTAAACTTCTTTTTGAGGGAAAGGATATGAGAGATGCCTTATACATAGCTGAACAGCAGTACGATCAAGCTGTGGAAGAAAAAAATTTACAAGAAGATCCAAAAAGAAAAGTAGAGAGGGATAATCTCCCTCTTTACATAAAAGGTTTCTGGAAAGAATTAAGACAATACCAATTATATGATTTTCAAGAAAGATTAGAACATGACATATTAGGAGTACCGGTAATTGGCTATACTGACTTTGGTTTAATAGCTCCTCAACTACCACCAGATCAATCAGAAGATCATTATTTTAAAGTAGATTTAAAATCATCTGGAAGGATGCCTACAAGTTTATCTCATTCAATTAATTTACAACAAATGTTTTATACAAAAGTTTCAAATGTAGAAAATAGAGTTTTATATTCTGTTGTTAGTAAAGGCACTAACAAAACAAAATGGTTTACCATATCCAATGATCCGTCTTATCAAAAAATGTTTGAGGACATGATTGTTGCGTTACATGGTTTTCTATCTTCATGTGAGGATAAAGAAGATATGAAAAAGAAGATAGTTCCAAATTTAGATGATTGGATTTGGTCCTATGATCCTCAAGTAACTAAAGTACGCAAAGAAGTGTGGGGTTATTAATGAGTACAATGAATGAAGCATTAGAGAATGTAAACTACGATCAGTTAAATGATTGGGAAAGAGGTTTTTATGACGATCAAAAAGGTAAGTCATATGCACCCTCCCCTAAACAATTAGCTATTATAAATAAAATGCCAAAGAAAAATGGTGGAAGTAATAATGAAAACAAATCATCTAATGATAAAGTAAATGTAAAATCTGAATCTAATGAAATTGCAACTGATGTTGATGGTATGATTTTTCAATTAGGAGAGATTGTTGAAAAACTTAAAGGTTTTGATTGGTACAATAGGTTAGGAGATGATGCACAGCAAAAACACGCAACAACAATCTTTTTAGCTATGAGGGATAATGCTAGATATAAATAAAATACATACAACAAATAAATATGATTTTTTTTTAATAGATGGAAATAGAGAGATAAAATCAATAAAAATCAAAAACTTAACTGAAAGTATAAAAAAATATGGTCTTATCAATCCTATAAATATTAATAAGAAAAAAAATATTCTTGATGGTCAACACAGATATTTTACATGTAAGTCTTTAAATGTTCCTATTAAATATATTGTTTCGGATGTGGATGTTACTGATACAGAATTAGTATCTTTAATTAGGGATATTAATTCTGTTCAAACAAATTGGGATAATAAAAACATTGGTTATGCTTATTCTATTCACTCAGAAAATAGCGAAAGTTACAAAAAATATCTTGAACTTGTTAATATGGGTGTTTCACATTCAACAGTTATTGAGGCTTGTGGTATGCTTACAAGAGGAGATCAAAAAGCCTCTAGTTATTATCTTGATTTTAAAAATGGAACTTTATTAATTTCTGATAGTGTAAAAAATAGAGTTGCAGGTCAAATTAAAATGTTGGCAGATTCAAATATTGATAAAAAAATATGGAATAGAATATATTTTATAAGAGCTTTGTTGAAATTACGAAAACAAGATGATTTTGATGCTTATCAATTTATTGATAATTTTAACAAATATCCGCAAAAATGGATACCTGCCTATACTGTGATAGAAAATATTAAAAGTATTATTATGATGCACAATCACAAGGCAAGACAAAAAGCTAAATATTATTTTATATAAAGGAGAAAAATAATGGGTATTAATACAGATAAAATAGAAAAGATACTTAGAACTTCTTATGGTTGGGATAGGTTTCCTATGAATGAAGATTTGTCTAAACCTAAAAGAAAAAGAAAAAAGAAAAATGTTATTAGTTTATTTAACTCTAAAAAGAATGTTAAAACACATCAAGGTATTTAGGGATTTTTGGTGGGATGACCTCACTTTATCACAAACAGAACAATGTTTTGTTTGTGGTGAATGGGGAGCAGATATTCATCACTTATCAGCTAAATCTATGGGTGGCAGTAAGTGTAAAGACTACATTGAAAATCTTGTTTGTCTTTGTCGTAAGCACCATGAAAAATGCCATAATGATAAAGAATTTAATAATACTGTGAGAATAGATAATCTTCGCAGAATAGCAGATAAATTAGAAATGAGTAACTAATGACATTTTATAAAAAAAATATTTTTGATCCTGTAGCTATGATTAATGAAACAGTTGAATTAGGCGAACAATGGGCCAATGATAAAACAGCTTATGAATTGCTGAAAGATACAGAGTCTAGTTTAAAAAGCGATATATTTGAAAGATTAAAAAATGATGGCCACAATACTACATCAGCAGAAAAATTAATTGCTAAAGATAATAAATTTATTGAACACACAAAACAAAAAAACATAGCTTTAAAAAAGTTTCTTACATCGCAAGTACGATATGAGTCTAAGAAAAAACTTGATGATCTTTTACAAACAGATGAAGTTAATAAAAGACATGAAATGAAAATGTCTGGGTATCAAACATGATTGTAAACGTAAAAAGTTCTTGGCAGGGAAAAGTTGCAATACGCAGTATCTATATTGATAAAGCTAAAAGGAATAAGGAAGATATAATTATTAAGGTAGGAAAAGATGAAATGCTATTACCACAATCTAGGTTTACGCCTTTGTGGTCCAGAGAGGTATTTGATAAATTTAGTCCTAACAAACAAGAGTTGTATTATTATGAATGGAAACCAAAAGATGAAAGGCAAGGTGAACTATTATGAATGAAATAAGATTATATAGAAAAGATTTAGCTAGTGAATTTAATATATCACAAAGAACATTGGATAAAAACTTATTAAATTTACAAAAAAATTTTCCAGATAATGAAAGTTTATTTAGATATATTGGAAACAAACAATATTTTGTAAAAAAAGATATAGATGAAATTTTAAATTTGTTTTCAACTATAAAAAAAAACAGTTTGAAAAGTAATGATTGAAATACTTACATTTATTGAAGAATTAAAAAATATAAAAAAATTAGATAAGGAAAGTGTTAATAAAGCTATTGATATAGTTATACAAAAATATGAAAAAATTATTGAAAGTAATGAAAAAGCACATAGTCCAAGAACTGAAGATCCAAAGATCTTTAACTAACTAAATACTCTATATTTTTAATTACCCCTTTTGGGATGACTTGAGATCTACCATATAGATCATCTTCATCATGGGTATCTTTATCAGCTAGTATAACTATAAATTCATCATTTTCTAAATAAAGCCAACCAAGAGAGTCTACTGAACAAACTTTAGATTTATCTAAATCTTCTTTCTCTATCCATCCACCAACTGAGTTTTCATTGGTATCAAGCCAGGTTACTTTGACGATTTTATCTGACGAAAGTTTTGACATTCTTTGGTTTCTTTCCTGTATTCTTTGCTTTTCTTTTTCTAGCAACTGCTGATCTCTTTTGACTTGCGGTCATTCTGGAGGCTACAGCTTTAGGAACACATTTAGGATATTTGCGTTTAGAACCTTTAGCAGATTTTCTACCACACTTTTGATATTTACCATTTTTCTTTTTAGATCCAATATCAACCCAATCCTCTTTGAACCATTTAGTTAAGCCACCAGATGCCCTGCTCATGCTTTTTTAGTCCTGTAACCACCACCACGCTTTTTGTATGTTTTTACAAGCCACGCATTGGCATAGGCAGATGGATAAACTTTAAACTTTCGTTTAGCCTCTGCCTTTACTCTTGAGTACAAAGCCTTATTGGTTGGTACATTCTTAGTTGCCATTACTTTTTCTTTTTGCCTTTAGCTCTTTTTTTCATAGCTCTTTTCTTCATAGCTTTTTTGCTACCTTTAGTTTTAGCTCTTTTTTTCATGCCTCTTGCCATGTCGTAATCTCCTATATTGTCTACGCTTGTTTACAGTTCCATCATAATAATCTTTTGGCCAACTATTATAATATCCTGTTTTTGTTAGTTGAGAACTTGCTCTCTCTAACTCATCAAATGATTGTATTAGAACCATAAGAAACTCATTGTCTGGTTGCCAGGAAGTATCTTCAAGAAACTCTATAGCTTCCTCTTCTTCTTCATCTTCTGGATGAAAACACATTAAATAAACATCTTGAGGTACAAACACATGATTTAATGCGTGAATGTAATCATGTAATTCATCGGCAGATACGGATAAATCATTACAAGCCACTATGCAAATCTGATCTTCTGTATCTTTAAAATTATTTGCTTGTCTTATTACTATATCAATAAGTGTTTCTGCTTCGCTGTGTTCTACAATAGATATTTTTTTGTCTAGTCTAGTGCGTTTAGCAAAAGGACAAACCGGAAGATTATTTAGATGTTTGCTAGGGAGTTCTAAAAAATCTTTGGACCACGAAAGTATGTCCTTCGTTATAGATCTCACTTCTTCTTTTTCTTTTTCTTCTTCCCTAACTTTTTAAGATCTGCTCCTGTTATTTTTCCGTATGGAGGAGCAACATCAATCTTCTTTTGTTTTTTTGTTAATCGTCTAGGCATTAGCAGTTCCACATCTTTCTACTCCAGTAATTAGCTGAGAGTTTGTTGTTTTTACCTTTGATCCCACCAGATCTTGCACAATAAGATTTCTTCCTTGCAGGATTATTTTTTTTGATAGATAAATTTTTATCACCAAAATTTATTTTTTTGACATTTCCACTTTTTGGATCACGCACAAAAACTTTAAACTTCTTAACATCGCCACGCATGGGCTTATTAAGTTTAACTGTTCTTCCCTGATATGTTGCCATCTTTTGCTTCTTCTTTCACTTGTTCAAATGATTTCTTATTGTTTAGATATTCCATGCGAATATTCATTTTATCTTCGTAGGCTTTTTCTAATCTCTCTAATAAAAATTTATTTTGTTTTCTCAGTTCTTTAATGATTTTATCGTCACTCATTTTTTACCAAAGAATTTTGTTGCACCTTTGATACCAAATGATGCTGATACAATTACACCTAAAGTATACTTGTACCAATCTGGAGCTTGGTTTAATGCTTGGAAACCATTAAAAACAATATCTCTTCCCCAATCACCACAAAAACTTAAAATTAATGGAATACTAAAAAGTAAAACTAGCCACTCATCTTTCCAAGAACCTTGTGTATTTTTGATTGCTTCAAGATCCCAATCTACTTCACCTTTAATTTGTTTTTCCATTAAAGATGTTTTAGCTTTTATTTCTGTAATCTTATGTTCTGCTTTTGCTTTTTTTGTATCTACAAATCCTTTTACTGAACTACCTATTACATCAACAAGTGGTCCAACTAATAAATTTAACATTAAAATTAACCTTTCAATTTTTCGCAGAAAATCTTGTGGATAAAAAAAATCACCCTAAGTAAACTGCGGTGTTGCGAGTAAAAAAAAATTACTCAAAAAAAACTATTTTCATCTTTTTTTGCCAAGAGGTCACAGTTTATTCTGCGATAAAAAAAAATATTTGGCAGATTTTGATTCCAAAAAATTTTGGTCAAAAGATTTTTTTCGTAAAACATGATAAAATGGTTTTGTATTAAAAATGACTTCATAAGTCATAAGTAAATACTGCTCTTTAAAAAGTGAATATGACTCTCAAATGAAAGCGAGTAGCTTATGATTAAAAGTAAAATTAAATATCAACCTGTTGTTAGTTTTGCAGTAGGTTTTGATAAATTTATGTTTGATGAAAAAAATCAAGAATGGATTTACATAGATAGATTTCATAGTGAAATTAACTTTGATGAAGTTTTTTTCCGTTATGAATCTAGTGGTAAACATTGTAAAAGTTTGGTTAAAAAATTTATTATTAATGATTATCCAAGCATCAAAACAGACCAAATAGATTGGATTGATTTTGATGAATATTTATAAAATCAGATAAGCTGATTAATTAACTCAGAGTCATATTCCTTTTAAAGATCTCTCATTAATAAAGCCATCCATGAAGCTCTGCTAGGAGTTTGATTGGCCCATTTACTGTCCATCATGCTGTCACTAGCCAAGACATAGTTTTGATCTTCAAGGTTTGCTTTTAAATTTTTAAATTGATGTAAGCTACTTCCCATTTGATAAGCCATTTCAATTAATATGGTAAAGGCTTCTGGTTTAATTATATCTGGATTAATATAAGACTTAGCCATGTCTAGTGCGTTTTCAAAATCTTTTTCAAAGATCTCATCCCAACCTTCTTTAGTTGTTGGTGCTTCTTCTCCAGGTAAAAGTTTATGGCCATAACCTCCGGTCCAAAAATCTTCTTTGACTTTCTTACCATCTTTAGTTTTGTAAGATAATTGATAAGGTTCTAATTTAAAACCTTCATGCTTTTTTATTCTTTCTTTGAGTTCTTCGTACATTCTATTAGTTTCTCCAAATACCATTTAGCTTTTTCTAAATCTTCTATTCCGTTTTTGTTTTTATATCTGGTGACATATTTTATAATGTTACCTTCTAAAAAATTCATGTCATATTCAATAATAAAATCAGTAACTTGTATGGATTTTTTATAATAAGGTGGATTAATTTTATCCATGAAGTTTACCGGTCCATTTCCCTTTATCATCTAATGGCATTGTGTGTATGTGTGGTTCACAATTAACAATGCTACCTACTGAAATAATAGGTCTTTTAATAAAATTTTTTCCATACTTAAATGCTTCATGCTTTGGATCTATTGAGCATCCTACACATAAGGCAAAATTAAGATATGTTGGGGAGGACCAAAACTCTAATGATGATTTGGTATGTTGATGACCACATACATAGCTCATACCAAGTTCTTTAGAACTAGCTAAAGCATTGGCTTTGAAATGATGTGTGAAAAAAACTTTTGTTTTGTTGGGGAGGGAAACGACTAACTTATCATGCCAAGTCCAGTTCCATTTAGGATTGATAGCAAGTATGTCGTTTATGTGTTTAATAAATGAATTAGGTATTGCTGATTTCTCTGCTAATTTTTGTATGCGTATATCATGGTTTCCCCACAATATAGGCATAGGACATTTAAAAATTTTTCTAAGATCTTTTATATTTTTTCTAGCAAGATCTAATTCATATTTAATGTTTGGTAACTCTGGTGAATGTAAATGCTGTGATATACTATGTGCATCTATAAGATCGCCAATATGAACTACCATACTTGGTTTTATTTTATCTCTTATTTTCTTTATCCAAGAAAAGTATTCTTTCTTAGCATAAGGAAAATGCGTGTCTGATAATATCAGAATAGATTTTGTATTCATCCGGTCCTTGTTAAAGTGCGGAAATTATTTAATAAGTTTTATAAATATCCAAATGGCCGATAGTATGCCACCTATAAACAAAGCTACTTTGAGTCCGCCTATTCCCATATTAGCGTTGCGATTAAGATCTCTTATTTGTTTTTGCATTATCGTAATATCTTCTCGTATGTATTTCACATCTGTTTTTAATTCAGCAACATCTTTTTCCCAATTAGACATTATGTACCTTGCACCATGCTATCAAATTTTTTTATAGGATATGAATCAACTTCAAAACATATTGAACTAAAATGTGCTGTGTCATCACCTCTACTTTTAGCAATTTGTTTAAATTCTTCTACATACAATTCAGTTGATGACAAACAAGTTTGCATATCTGGATATAAATACCCTGTGTATCTTACAGACTCCCAACCAGGCATTGTGGTTATTATTATTGCCATCACTAATTTAATCATTAGTTTTTCTTCTCTAAAATTTTTTTAATTTTCATATTACCCTCGTAATCTTCTTCTAATTGTGCTTTTACAAGTGAACATTCATAACGAATTACATTCTCTCTTTTTTCAGAAAGATTACGCTGTGCTTCTCTTTTAAGTTGCAAACAGTTTGACATTCCTTCTGTCATCATGTGGCCATCTAAACTTGAATTAACATACATTATTAATGCAAAAACTGTTTCAACCACCATTTTGTCTAACCTTATCTTTTATTTGTTCTATGCTTTCTAATGCTTTGTTCATGTCTGTTTGAAGTCTAGTTATGTTTACTTTGTTGTGGCTCATATCTTCTAGTTGCTCTTGTATCTTTTCAACTTGACCACTTGTAAATTCTAGGAGCATATACAATTCTTGATTTA